AAGAAGCCGAAGCAAAACGGATAGCACTCGAAGAAGAACTTGTGGAGCTCCTTGGCAAGCGCGAGGAAGGAAGCAAGACCCACAATGTGGGAGATTACAAGGTCGTCATTACTGGACGAGTCAGCCGCAAGATCGACTGGGAGAAGTTCGACTCTGTGTCGCACAAAATCCCTGAGAACCTGTGGCCGGTGAAGCGAGCCTTGGACGAAACGGGCGTCAAGTACCTTGCGAACAACGAACCGCAACTCTACAAGGTGCTCGCCCCGGCGCTAACCGTTGCCCCGGCTAAAACCACTGTATCAATCGTTATGGGAGCATGAGATGGCTATTTCACTACAAAGTCTACGGAAAACAGGAACCGCCCGACCGCCCCGCGTGGTGGTGTACGGCACTCACGGCATCGGCAAGTCCACGTTTGCCGCACAAGCCCCGAACCCGGTCTTTATTCAGACTGAAGAGGGCTTGGATGCGGTCAACGCAACGGCTTTCCCGGTATCGCACTCCTTTGGCGACATGATGGAAGCGATTGGTTCGCTGGCCGCTGAGGACCACGATTTCGCAACCGTTGTGCTCGACTCGGCAGATTGGGCGGAACAGCTCATTCACAAGCAAGTCGCGCAGGACAACAACGTGGCGACCATCGACGCCATTGGCTACGGTCGTGGCTACAAAGCTGCGGCGGATTATTGGAAGCAGTTGATGGAAGGGTTTGATCACTTGCGCACTGTGAAAAGCATGCAGGTGATTTTCCTTGCACACACGCAGGTCAAGCGGTTTGATGACCCGCTTGCGGACCCGTATGACCGCTACCAGTTGGATCTTCATCACGGCAGCGCGAGTCTGATTAGCGAATGGTGCGACATTCTCATGTTTGCTAACCAGCAGTACACCACGGTCAAGAGCGACGTTGGTTTCAACCAAAAAGTTACTCGCGCTGTGGGCACTGGCAATCGCGTTCTGTACACGCAGGAGCGTCCGGGTTGGCAAGCTAAGAGTCGCTGGCCGCTGCCGGACATGATCCCTCTTGACTACACCAAGTTTGCGGATGCCTTGAGCACTGCAATGACCAACATCATCGGAGAGTAAACATGGCTATTCTTAACTTTAGCGCGAACGCTTTTGAAGGCGTTGAGGCCCCGCAGGAGAACACTATCCTTCCGGCGGGCGAGTACACCATGCAGATCGTGCAGTCCGATTTGCGCACCACAAAGGCCGGAACGGGCCAGTATCTGTGGCTGGAGTTTGATGTGCTGGCGGGTCCGAGCGCACCGGGTCGCAAGTTCTGGGAGCGGCTCAACATTGAGAACCCGAACGAGCAGACTAAGAAGATTGCCTTGTCGCAGCTTCTGGCGATTTGCAAGGCAGCGGGGTTTGCGTTCCCGCCATCAGACTCGCAGGAGTTGCACTTCAAGCCCATCAAGGTTGTCATCAAGCACAAGGAGAACAAGCAAGGGGCATTGGAAGCCCGTCCCGGCTACTACGCCTTGAGCGATACTCCGAAGGCGGCTGTGGCTGCTGCTCCGGCAACGGCTCCTGCTGGCGCTGCTCCGAAACCTTGGGAACGGCACAAGAAGTAACAGTTGGGGCGCGGCATTCGAGAGAGCGGTATCCCCACCCACCACCTGCTCCCCCGCGTGTCGCGCTCCTCTTCGGAGGGATGATGGTCAAGTTACCAGAGACACACGATCCCACATTGCTCGCGCTTGATGCTGCGCTGGAAGCAACCCAAGAAAGCCGCCCAAGAAACTACCTTGGCGCTTCGTCTATTGGGGATGTATGCGACCGCAAGCTGTGGCTGAATTTCAGATGGGTCAAGCGCGGCTTTATTGAGGCTGCGGGCCTGAGACGAATTAACGATGGGCACCGGGGCGAACAAATCGTTGCAGACTTACTTCGGCAAGTGCCGGGGTTAGATCTTTCCACGGAAAAGGAACCCGGTGTCCAACATTCCTTTGAAGCACTGAGCGGGCACTTTCGCGGTAACTGCGACGGACTAATGACTGGGCTGCTGCAAGACCCAACAACGCTTTACGTGTGGGAATGCAAGATTGTCAACGAGGTCAAGTTCAAGAAGTTACAAAAGCTCGTAGAAACAGAATCATCTACGGCACTTCGTAAGTGGGACCCGGTGTATTACGCGCAAGCACAGATTTACATGCACTTTTTTGATGCGCCGAAGCACTATCTGACGGCAGGGTCGCCGGGGGTGCGGGACATCACAAGCGTTGTCACCGAGTACGATAAGGGCGAAGCTGAGAAATACATCGAAAAGGCCAAGCGGATTATTTTCTCGCCGCGTCCGTTCTTAAAGATCAGCAACGATCCGGCGTGGCACGAATGCAAGTGGTGTTCGTTTCACTCCATGTGCCATGAGCAGGACATGCCGCGTCACAAGAGTTGCCGAACCTGTTTGCATAGCACGCCACTCAAGACGGGCGGGTGGAAGTGCGAGTTGCATAACAAGGACTTGGATACCGGTGCCCAAGTCAAGGGCTGCGGAAGTCATCTATTTGTCCCTGACCTGATCCCCGGTGAACAGATAAACTCGGGGCCAAACTGGGTCGAATACAAATTGCTGGACGGGACAAGATGGAAGGACACAGCGAAGTAGACGATACGCCGACCATGATCTTCACCTACGAACAGATGCTGACGATTATGAAAGCACTCGACTTGTATGCGTATGCCATGATCATGTCGGAAAATCCGCAAGAACTGCGGGAAATTAGACACGTTGCGCAGAACATAATTCACAACATGCCGAAGCCGGAGTTGGACTCGTGATTACGCTTAGACCATATCAAAAAGAAGCGATTGATAGCACGTTCAAGTACTTTGAGGAGAACGACGGAAATCCACTGATTGTGTTGCCAACAGGAACAGGCAAGTCGGTCGTGATTGCAGAATTCTGCCGACAGACGTTGAGTCAATGGCCCGATACCAAGATCATTGTCGTGACTCATGTGCGCGAACTGATTAAGCAGAACCACGACGAGCTTATAGCACTTTGGCCCGAAGCCCCGGCGGGCATCAATTCAGCAGGGTTAGGCAAGCGTGAGTATCACCCGTCAATTGTGTTCTGCGGGATACAGTCCGTGCATCGCAAGGCATCGCAGTTCGTCAAGGTTGATTTGGTTTTAATCGACGAGGTGCATCTTGTCCCTCGTAAAACCAACACGATGTACCAGCGGTTTCTGAACAACTTGAAAGTAATGAACCCGCACATGCGCGTGGTAGGACTCACGGCAACGCCCTATCGACTGGACTCTGGCTTGCTACACACGGGCAAGGACTCGCTCTTTGATGCCGTGGCCTACGAGGCTGAACTCAAGGATATGGTCGAAGGCGGTTATTTAACCAAGTTGATGTCCAAGCAGCCTAAGACTCGGCTGGACGTTTCCAATGTCAGCATCCGTGGCGGAGAGTTCGTAGCCGGTGAATTGGAGCGTGCTGTGGACCGCTCGGATGTCAACGAGTCCGTGGTGCGCGAGATTGTCACGCTGGGGGCTGATCGCAAGTCGTGGCTGATCTTTTGTGCTGGGGTCAAACACGCCACCCACATTGCCGAAATCGTCCGGGGCTACGGGATTAGCTGCGAAACCATCTTTGGCGACACGCCCACTAGTCAGCGTGACCAAATCATCCGCGACTTCAAGCAGGGCAAGATTCGGGCACTAGCGTCTATGGGCGTCTTGACGACGGGGTTCAATGCGCCGATTGTGGACTTGCTCGCCGTACTTCGACCCACCGAGTCAACCGGCTTGTATATACAGATTATGGGTCGCGGCATGCGCAACTCGCCGGGGAAGAGCGATTGTCTGGTGCTGGATTTTGCGGGCAACATTGCTCGTCATGGGCCGGTAGATCGGGTCAACCCCAAGAAGCCTCGCCAAACCGACGGAGAAGGCGTAGCGCCGACTAAAACGTGCCCCAAGTGCCAGAGCATCGTCTTTGCGGGAACGTCTGAATGCCCCGACTGTGGCTATAAGTGGCCACCGGCTGCGCTGGCAATTGACCAGACGGCTACGACGCTGCCCGTAATGAGCATGAACGCCCCGTCCGAGTGGCTAAAAGTCAACTCTGTTGCGTACAGACAACACAAGAAGGCAGGTAGTCCCGATTCGATGCGCGTGGAGTACCGTTGCGGATTGGCGACTTACAGCGAATGGGTCTGCTTCGACCACAAGGGCTACCCCCGCGAGAAGGCGCTCAAGTGGTGGCAGAAACGCATGACCGGCCCCGGAATCTTACCGAGTAGTGTTACCGATGCCATTGCCAAATCAGATTCGATACGCAAGCCCGTCGAGATCCGCGTCCGCAAGAACGGCAAGTACACGGAAATTACGGAGTTTCGGTTTATGTCCGATGTGCTCGCGGGAGGCTCGGGGGTTCTTGTATATCCCACCACAAGGCAGGAGGCTTCCTAAAGCACGCTTCTGCTCAATGCAGTGCATGGATGACTATATGATCGACAAATCACCCAACGAGACACTGGCGCTGAATGACGCTGCGGTAGCCGCAGGACACTTTATTGAAGCAATAGGCTGCTACAACTTCACTGAGTTCACGCCTGACCAGTTTGATGAGTTTATCGAAGCCATCGTTACGGCTTACGTCGAGTCGCTTCAGAGCAAGAAAGCAGACATTGAGGGCATTAGGTTCCCTTAGACTTCTTGGCTGCGGAACCACGCTCTGCCGCGCTCAATGATGCATGGCTCCGGTGGCAGCAAACAACTGTCCTTGT